ACTGCCCGCGGTAAAGGCAGATGGGTAGGGTGCATGGCATTTAAGCTGTGCTTACATATCACACTGATGGATTTCTTAGCCCCATTCCCGTTTCTCCGTTTAGGAAAAGCAAACCGTGTTACTTTCCCCACGCCTTGCTTAATACCATACAAATTCTGACCTCCTTGTTTCTTCTTGAGGATCTTGCGAATAACCAAGCGAGGACGCCTGGTCTTGGCCATGATAATATGCGAATGCTCAGGGGAGCAAGGCTGTAAGAACAGCCGGATGCAAGAGTGCGACTTGTGAAACAAAGGTAGACGACAGCTCCGTCTCGAGTTTCCCTTAAGCCCCCAACTTTGTGAGGAGCTTCAAAATAGGAATAACCCTACAGTACTCCCTCCCTGACAAAGGAGGCACGAATGGAAGAACCCCACACGTGACCGATATCACCGAGGTCGGTAAAACCTCGGTGCCGTAGCCACTTCTCAAAAGCACAGTTAAGGTCACCAGCCCAAAAACTGTAGCACTGGTCCACTAACCAACCTGCCCCATCCCAACTCAAGCATAACACGTCACTTGAAAATTTCAGGAACAAACCAGTTTGGAGACAACGCCATCTAGGTAATCAATGGCGCCTCCCCACATCGCGGTGGACTCGGAAGGACAACTTTGCACCAGGTAGGCTCAATCCTGGACATGCTCGGTATAAACACATGCGTTGCCTGGCCCTCACGTTTCTGCAGCTCTTGAGGGTTGTCAACCCCTCTGAGGGTAGTCTCCCCAGCGAATCTTGGGTTTTAGAGGAGCAGTTCGTGCACGCAGCACAAACTGCTTCCAATGAGAATGGACGGCGTGATCCGTCTATCGGGACGCAAAGTGGAACCACAGTCCACTACAAAACTGTCGGCTAATGCGCACAGAACCACGCGCTTCGCAAACACGCTTCCAAACGGAAACGCAAATCACTAGGCACATGAATTTTATAAATGCTGTTTTCCGGCGTAAGCTGCGCCCAATGCACTGACTAACCTTGCTGCTCAATATTATCACCCGCTGCTTCAACAACATCGGGGTCAGTGCGCCAGGCCTCCGGAATGAAGTACCTGGCGGCCGCAATATCATAAGGATCAAGCGGCCCGTCGATCGACATGAGACTGGCGACGTCAAAGAGATCGGCTACGCCACCACTCTGTAAGTTGATCAACTTCATGAAGTCATCCTCGGTATCATCCGTCCATAGGGAATTGTCCTCAGCGTCTTGCATCATTTCCCCCAAATTAAAAGACAGATGTTCATCATATTTTCCAGTGTGCTGCATCTGAAGCTCACGGCTGTCAGTCGATAAGCAGGCACCATTCTTGTGGTGACCTAACGCATATCCGCGGAACAACCTACCTATAGGTTTAGCCGTCTCGAGGAAAGCAGTAGCGCGCGAGGCATATGCCTCTGCTCCAATCTGTGTGCAACCCTTACGAGTAGCCGCAAGATGAGAGCATGTCCACGCTGATGAAGCAATATTCCGCAATAACTCCGGCATGATAATATCATCCCTAGGTCCATGTTTGTTGCACAACGCAATATACCCAACAAAAGTCAAAGCCTCATCTGAGACGCGGAAATCAAGCTTCATATGAAAACCCAGCGACTGCCAGTCTTCACGAATTCGTGCCTCATATTTCTTGAGATCATCATCGGTAGACAAAACCGAATCATCTCCCTCGAACCCATAATTCATCCATACGCGTTTACCAGACAACCGTGAAACATGGTTGCGTGTTGCCGGGTTCGCTAAGAGTTTGGGAGCATCTTCCGAGAGAATTGTCAACCATACCACAAGGTTCATAACATAATTAAGAACAGATGTCCCACGGTCGCCAGAACGACGAATCGCTCTGACATCCAAAAAGGACAAAAGTTTCCTACCATTTGGTGCGGTGTCGACTGTCTCCGCTGACCCACGCATCTTCTTACCTTTGCGTGCACGAATCGCAGCATCTGTTACCCAATTGGGCACTTCAATGTCATCCAACAGCAATTTAGCTACATGTTCTATCAATGGATTTTCAATGACATCTCTGATCTCAGGACCCTCGCACGAGTCCCAAGCTGATCCATCACCCATCACGGACGTAAGATCCTTCTTGTTATGCCTGAGATTACGCATTATCTCTTGTACCGCGGCCAGCTTCTTCTGGTGCTTAACATGATGGCCGCGGAAATGGCCCTTAAAAGCTTGACAGCCAAACAGGACATCTTCAATAAACTTGATTGTTATGAGATTGGCCACATTGCCAATGTCACCATCAGAACAAAGTGGCCGCGGTGACTTGCCTCGCACAGGCAGCACCTCATTGCGCTTTACTTGGAATTTGTGTTGTAGCTCAAACAAACCCATCTCGCTGAGTAATCTATCATAAGCTTCGTAGAACCTGGGTGTGGTCCACTTGCCCGATTTCATCAACGCGATCATGGGATTTGCTGCACGCCACGCCCTCACTTTTTCAGCCGTAAACACGGCCTTGAGGGCTTTGACAGACTCATGTAACTCCTCCTCAAGCCCTGGTTTTGGGTCATAAGGGAGGACTTTCTTCTCGAGCCTCTCAATCAATCCTCTCAGCAAGGCGCCAATCGAGTTTGGCTTCACATCTGAAGGTATCAGGTCTGGTCCAATGGCATAAGCGCCAGGTTTGAGTATCTCCCAGAGACCATAAGGCTTGAAGAGTGGATCAACACGTGCATCGACATGCTTGCCGGTGCCATGCTGGTTTTGCCCCTCACCAATGCCTACCACTTCGTCGTAACGTGGTGGTCTCATCTCAACGACGCCTTCATCATTGATATCCAGACGCAGACTGACGTACTGCTCAGTACCATCAGCATGCTCCGTTGCTGCCTGCGGCACTGGTACCGGTAATTCAGGCAGCATGGGTGTCGGTCCGGGTGGCTGCTGAGGCGTGCCCGGAGTGGATGGTGATCCATTGGGTAACTGCATCGGTGTGGCTATAACCGACGGCGCAGCTTGCGCTGCGTCTGGGCATCCCACGCACTCCCCATTGCACGTGGACGAAGTGCAGGAAGATGTGTGGATTATACGTTGCGCCCAACGAACTGGGCGCCGCGTGAGCGCACACAAAAATATGCAGACAGTCACAAGAAGGCCGATACTCAACAAGTTATACTTCAACGACGGTTCAGCCCCCCAACTTGCAGGTGCGTCTAATTGACACGTGACCACGAAAACCGTGAATAAAAGATAACACGCGAAAAGGAAAAGTACCTGCTTATAAGAAAAGCAACGCGATGTGAAAGTTGTCCGAAACTTGTCGCCGTACTGCCCAAGCGCAAATGGCAGTATTGTGTTGTACGCCAGTACAAGGTCTGGCTTTACCTTCTTGTAACACTGGATTGAACCGAGGTGAACATTCATTTTCGTATTGCCTTTAGCGGCGAAATCTTGTAGATTCATAGCTGCGGCAACCTTGAGATCGACGAAGACAGAGTACTGTTTATACTCTCCGTCGCTGGCTCCGAAGAGCCTCGCGCACAAACCACCCCGCGGGTTTTCAGCAGGCTTATAAAACGGCGCCTGTACGTCGATGTTCGTGCGCGCGCGACAACACTCACATGACCGTGCGAAAAAGCGAAACTCGCAATCCCCATTCGTTCTGCGCCCAGCAATTTCAAATTCCTGAGCATCGCATGAAGTTTGAGGACACGGTTCCCTTGACGAATACACACGGAACAAGCTTTGCATCGTCGCTCACCACTGTAGTCTCTGCCGAAGCAGAGTCGAGGCCCGTGTAGAACACGGTGGTGTAAACACTCGACCACTTTTCTCAAGGTTGACGGAAATGTTGCGTCCCGATCCCTTGAGC